TTAATAATTGTTTTCAATTAAAACAGAATGTAGTAAAGTGTTCAAATGATGTTGAAGAAATACCAATTCAATTATAGATTATAGTTTATATTTTCATATTATATATGGAATTTAAGAAATTTTTTAATACTGAATCTGGAAAAATAATTATGTCAATATTATTAGGTCTAGGATTCGCAACATTATTTAGAAAAAACTGTCATGGTCGTAGTTGTTTTGACTTTATAGCCCCAACTTTAGATGATATGAAAAATAAGAAATATAAATATGGTAATAAATGTTTTAATTATGAACTAGAATCTATTATTTGTGATAATAAAAAGAAATCTGTGGATTTTGCGTAAATATATATTTCTATCAATCTTATTAGTATATTAGATATGGCTGATACTACAAGTCTTAACGATTTACCAACGGATCCTGCGGCAGGTGGAGGAAGCGAGCAAAATGTTGTCCTTCAAACAAGTGAAAAATCTACCAATTATGACCCGAATTCAGCTTCTTCTACATCAGGAAGTGACATTTATGATCAAAAAATGATGAATGAAGTGGTTACAGGTATTCAACAAGCAAACGCTAGTGGTGGTTTAGAATTACCTTCGAGAGATATTCCCACCAATACTGTTCATTTTGCAGATGAAGCAGTTCAACCGAATTATGTTCCACAGAAAGAACAAGAAGATTATATTCAAAATACAGATACTGAACAAGAAATTTTAGCTAGAAGAATGAAAAATAAAAATTCTCGTGATTCTTTAGAGATTTTATATGATGAATTTCAAATCCCTATTATTATCGGATTATTGTATTTCATTTTTCAATTACCTGTTGTTAGAAGTAAATTAACAACTCTTATACCAGCATTATTTAATAAAGATGGAAATCCTAATTTATCAGGCTATATTTTTAATAGTGTATTCTTTGCTGTTTTATACTATGTAATATCTAAATCTATGTCACACCTTCAAAGCATTTAATAGGTTATTAGAAGTGATATATTAAAAAATTGATATAAAAACAATTTGAATTTATATTAATTATAACAGAGAATGAGTAACGAATTAAGTAAACACGATTACATTATGGTAAAGGATGCTTTGAATGCTATAAAGATAGCAGAATGCGAAGACTTTGTCAAAAATTTTGATAATAATCATACAGGATTTATGTTTTCAGAGCATCCATCAAGTGATAAAATTTACCAAAATATTAAATATGATGGACATTCTGGATGTTCTATGGCGTGTACAATGAGAAATGCGCAATATTATTTAAATAATATGGATGAATGGGCTAACATCGAATCTAATTTTGAAAATATTCCTGAACTACCAAACACTAATATAGATTAACTAATAATAATAATTTAAAGTATAAAAGTTATTATTATTAATATAATGGAAGATTCCCCTATTACTGTTATGGACGCTTTTACAAATTATGTTGATGATGTTAATTATGATACTTTGAATGATTTAAGTAAAATGAGGTATAAATTAAATTTATTAGAATCAATGATTTATAATGATTCTTTTTATTTGAAGAAATCAGTTGATGATGATGTTCCAAAAAACAATCCCACTGATGACGAAGAAATAATGATTGATAAAATAAAAAAAAGAATAGATCAATTGGAGAATACTGTCAGTGTTGTTATTAAAAAAAAGCAATGTCAAAATAGATTAGATTATTTAGAGCCTCTGGTTTTTTCTTTGTTACAAAATGATTTATTTAAAGAGAATTAATTTAAAAACCACAACCGTAGCAATCACTAGCAAATACACAGTCATTTGATCCACCTCCAGGGAATTGACATCCCCATCTATCATTACCTACATTAGTACAACCGTCTTTACATGTGCTTCCAAACCAATAGGCACCTGTTAACCAAGGAACATATCTGGGAGCATATCCAGGATAATAATCTGGAGAATATCTTACCACGGGTGGTGGTCTATAACGATATCCTAAATTACCACCATACCATCGTCTTCCTCCTCTTCTATGACCTCCACGCCCACGTCCTCCATGACCACCTCCTCCGCGACCACCTCCTCCGCGACCACCTCCTCCTCTACCTCGAATACCTTCCAATATGCTAAATGTTTCTGTTACTGGATCACATACAATAAGTATTAATAAAAATACAAATAATATAATTATACTAATATACTTCATATAATTATACATTAGATTTAATTGTTAATTATGACAAATATAAAGACGAATTTGTGAAAATTATAATTTAACTATTTCAACATTAGATATAGTTTGAAAATATTTAACTAGAGGATCGTTTTTATAATCATTAAAATAATTAATTTTTTTAATTCCAGCCGCACACAACATTTTCATACAATGAATACAAGGATAATGTGTAATAAAAGCTTCACAATTATCGCTGCTGACACCTCGTTTAGCACAATCAGTAATTGTATTTTGTTCAGCGTGAACAATAGCTTGTTCATGGTCATTAACCACTTTTGATTCATGTGGTGCTCCAGGTAGAAATCCATTATATCCTTGAGCAATAATTCTGTTATCTTTTACTAATATACAACCAACTTTTAATCTATTACATGGTGAACGTTTAGATGTTGTTAATGTAATTTCTTTAAAATATTCATTCCAAGAAGGTCTATTCATATAGAATAACGAGAGAAAATGAAAAATAAATGTAAACTTAAAATAATGGCCTTAAAAGCATTTATATGTAGTTTAATTAAAAATGTTCCAAAAAAAAATATACCGAAAGATATGGATTTAATTTTAGATGGAGGTGCATTTAACGGTGTTTATATGTTAGGAGGGTTATTTTACATTAAAGAATTGGAGGAACGAGAGAAAATAAATATTAAAAGAGTATCTGGATGTAGTATTGGAGCTGTATTAGGATTGTTGTTTATTTTGAATAAAATGGAGGCTTCTATTGATATTTCTACATATGCTTTCAAATGTTTACGAAAACATCAACACTTGAAACAATTAATAGAAACAATTAAGAATAAATTTAATGAAATAGTTCAAGATGATGATATAGATAAAATAAACAATAAATTTTATTTAACCTATTTTGACACAGTAAAAGGTAAACAAGTAATAAAAAAAACATATAAATCAAAGGAGGATTTATTAAATTGTTTAATAAAATCTCTCTATGTTCCCTATTTAATAGATAAAAAGTTAACAGATAGCGACGGTTGTATAGATGGAGCATTTCCTCATATTTTTAAACCAAAAAAAAATAGAAAGATACTATTTTTAAATCTTCAGAGTCTGGATAAAATAAAGAAAATGATATTTATAAAACATGAAAAGAATATTTATCCAAGATTATTGGAGGGATTAATGGATACGCATAATTTTTTTGAAACAAATAAGTCTAATAATATGTGTAGCTATGTAAATGACTGGGGACTATTAGATATTTTATTTTTTAGATTGAGAGAAATTATCTATGTAACATTGGTTTATATTTTCAGATTGGGATTAAAAATAGACACATTATTTCCTGAAAGTTGGAGGAAAGATCCATTTATTAGACAACATATTTCTGTATTTAAAAACATTTGGAGAGATATAATTTTATATCTAACTGTTTAAATGTTTCAATAAAAACTAATTTTCTAATAATTTATATCCATCAAATGGTTTAGATTGAAATGGTCTTGTTATTTTATGGGGTAATAATCCATTAAATAAATAACAGTAACATTTACCATCACCCATATGCCAGGAACCAAAATAACCGTCAGCACAACTACAATAGCCATTGTCTACTTGGGATTGTATGGGTGTTTTCATACAGAAATCCATTGGATATCCTTGTTCAATACAAGTAGTATACGATTCAAAACCTTCTTTAACTGGAACAGATGAAACGAATAGAGAGACAATAAATATAATTATAAGAAAAATAATTTTATTGTTCATATAATTTATTTAAATATTAAAAATATTGAGAATATTTTTTCTTGTTTTATTTGATTTTCCTTTTTTTCCTGTTTTACTTTTTTTTCCTGTTTTACTTTTTTTTCCTGTTTTACTTTTTTTATTTTCTTTTTCTTCATGTTTTTCAAATGGAATATAACGCAAAAACCAGGATTCATACTCTTTGGAATCTCGTTTGTTTTTCAGTTCTTTATATTTCAAGGCTTTTGTATTTCGCATTTCTTCCAAAGTATCTTGTTTACCATAACAATTTATACTAAATCTTTTTAATAAACCTTTTTGTTGAAGTCTATTTTTTTGTTGAACATCAAAGAGATATTGAGCCATACATAATATTCTATTGACATCATAATAACTTCTATCACTGTAATAGAACGCAAAATAAAAACTTAACATAGTATCGATAGTAGCTACACGAATAGTTTTGTGTCCTTTTTTGATAACATTGTAACTATGACAAGCTAACGGTTTATATATAAAGGCAACTGTTTCGTCAATATTATCAACTTTTACTTTAATTTCATAATGAGGCGCAATCAATTCACCAATACCATCATGTTTAATTAATTTAACACCTTTATAATCAAAATCCTCTAATCTTTCTTTTAGAATTACAGCGGCTTGTTCAGGTTCTTCGGCCAAAACATCAAAATCAGGGGTTTTTTGAAATAATTTTTTTTGTTTCGTTGACATATATGATGAATAAAGAAAACTAGCATATCCGCCAAAGAAAATCAGTCCTTGATCGATAAAAGAATCGCGAACAACATAATATAATTTTTCTTCCTTTTTAGAATCTATTTCTTCAAATTGTCTTTGAAATTCTTTAGGATCACAATGCTTTCCTCTTAAAGGATAATTTTTATTTAATAGTAACAACCGTTTTAATACTTTTTCCCAACGGCTTATATCTCCAGCAGGTCTAGATAATTCTAAATACATATTCATACGAAGATAAGTTGGAGGACAATATAATATACCATACACACGAATCGCCGATTTTTGTATTCTTTTAAAAAGAACCCTTTCTAAATAAGTTATATCTGCTACAGGAATAAAATTAACATAAACTTTATAAGTTCCATGATGAACTCCTGCTTTAGCTTCAACCTCTTGAAATCCTTCCTTATAATAGATATCTGCTAATTCTTTGGCATCGTCTAACGCGTCAGGTGAATAAAAGTCATAATCAGGTATTTCAATATCTTTATTATAAAATTGGTCGGCTAATGGTAATATATTATTGATAGCAGTTCCACCATAACAAACAAGTTTTTTCTTTTTAAGAAAATCTTCTAAAATAGTAATTATTTTTTTAACATCAGGGTCACTGACAACTTTTTTACCCTTTTTTTGTTCAGCAATATCAATAGCCTCTCTTAATATTGCTATCTCTTTTTCTTCCAATGTTAATTTTGGGTTACAAGACGACATATATATATATTTATTATAGAAAAATATATATACTCTTGATTATTTAGTATTATATAATTTAGACACTGAACGAATAATAATCAGTAGCAGTAGTTCTTGTAGTAAATGAATTAGCAGGATCTTGAGGTGTAGGAGCAGGAACAGTAACAGGAATATAACGAAGATGTTCTGGTTTAAGAGCAAATGAGTGACCTACTTTATCAAAAAATAGACTATAGAACTGCATATTAGCATCAAAATTTTGAAAACACATACCAACCCATTGACATCCGTAACCAAAATTTAACGCAGCGGAAGGATTAGTATCATAAGCACTTAAATCAGGCATAGACAGAGTCATATTTTTCTTATTGTATTCAATAAGTTCTTTGGAATCGGGTGTAAATTTAATATCATAATCTCTCGATGCTCTTAAGAAAATAGAATTAGAAGCAATATTAACATACTCTTTAAGAGGGGTTTCTTCGAAAAGTGGATTAGATCTATCTATAGATATGATAATTTTTTGAGAAAATTCTTTTAAAGGAACTGCTCCTAAATTATGACCAGTATATTCATAACTATATTCTTTTCCTAATAATTTAGACTCAATTGTGGAATAAATAATATCCGCCATTTTATCATATATTTTTTTATTATTACTAGATATTCTAAAATGTAATATTAATGGATCGTTTGGACACGGAGTTGAACCTCCACTAAATGCGTAAGAGTTAACAATATTTAAAGCTTCTTCAAATGGTATTTGGTTATACATTTCTTTACTATGAAAATTAGTTACAGAAGATGTAGCGATTACCGGGTTATCATTAACTGAATAAATTTCGAAATCTAATACTCTAGCACCTTGAGCAATACAATTTTTTAAAGCACATACATTTACCCAGTCATTTTTAAATTGACCTCCACAGCAACAGTTATATGCTGTTTTAATATAGTAATCTCTTAGAAGGTATTTGTAAGCAGCATTATCAGGGTTAAAAGATGATAATTTTGGAAAACCTGTGTATATTTTTGATAGATTATTACAATTGGCATCGTTTAATCTCATCTTATTGGTAGCATAACCAAAAAAGGCAAATATTAAAAGGGCTACAATAAAATAGGATATATACTTAATCGTTACTGCTTTATTTTGTTCTAAATTTAATTTGGAAAACATTTGTTTAGCTTTTTCTATCATACTTATATTAGGATATGAAAAAATTCTTCTGTATAATTTACAAGGTTTTTCACTAAATATAACTAATGTTATTAAAAAAAGTTAAATAATATTGTTGATAAGTATATATATGGCTGGAGGTCTATTAAACATAGTATCTTACGGAAATCAAAATGTATATTTAAATGGAAATCCTTCAAAGACATTTTTCAAAACAACATATAAAAAATATACTAATTTTGGTCTACAAAAATTTAGAACAGATTTTGATGGATTAAGAAATCTTCGGATGACAGAATCGTCAAATTTCACTTTTAGAATTAAACGGTATGCTGAACTACTAATGGATACATATTTAGTAGTAACATTACCTACCATTTGGAGTCCAATATATCCTCCACAAACATGTAATGATATGTGGGCACCATATGAATTTAAATGGATTGAAAATGTGGGAACATTAATGATTGAGGAAATAGAAATTTCTGTTGGTGGTCAAATATTAAATAGATATACGGGGCAATATTTACAAGCATTGATCGAAAGAGATTTCACTTTAACTAAACGAGCTTTATATGAAGAAATGACTGGTCATACTAAAGAATTATATGATCCAGGAAATGCAAATGGAAAAGTTAATACATATCCAAATGCTTATTATACTAATGACCCAGCAGGACCTGAACCATCTATTAGAGGAAGGAAGATTTATATTCCTATGAATACATGGTTTACATTAGCAGCAAAAATGGCATTTCCTTTAGTCTCGTTACAATATAATGAATTGGAAATAAATATTCGTATTCGTCCAGTGAATGAATTATATTGTATTCGTGATATTACTGATCAGACAAATATATTTCCTTATATTAAGCCAAATTTTAATGATTCATTACAAGGATTTTATCGTTTTTTACAACCGCCTCCGGATATATCATTAAATGGATTATCAGGACCAGGTGCTTCTTATGTAGATAGACGAACTAATTGGAATGCCGATATTCATTTATTATCAACATATGCCTTTTTATCTGAAGAGGAATCTAAACTTTTTGCTGCTAGAGAGCAAAGATATTTATTTAAATCTATTTATCAATGGAATTATTATAATGTTACTGGAACTCAGAAAGTCAAGTTAGATAATACTATGGGTATGGTTGCTTCATGGACTTGGACTTTTAATAGAAATGATGTTCATTTAAGAAACGAATGGTCTAATTATACAAATTGGGCATATAATAATACTTTACCACACCAATCAGTAATGGCCGAAGCAAGTGGTAATTGGATTCTTCCTTTTCCATGTAATCCAACTACAGGAGCTGGTATTGGACCAGGTCAAGATCCTTCAGGTGGTCAACCTACTGGTCTTTATATTTCAGGCATTTATAATCCTGCTAATCAAAAAGATATTTTATTAAATCTAGGTATTTTATTAGATGGAAAATATAGAGAAAATATCATGGATGCTGGCGTATATCAATATGTAGAACAATATAGAGCTGATTCAGGAGTATCAAGCAATGGTTTATATTCTTATAGTTTTGCTTTGACCAATGATCCATTTGACTTTCAACCTTCTGGGGCGATTAATATGAGTAGATTTAAAGATATTCAGTTAGAATTTACTACCTATCAACCTCCATTAGATCCGTCAGCACAGTTTTACACAATATGTGACCCATCAGGGGGAGGAATTATTGGTGTTAATAAATCCAATTGGATGATTTATGATTATAATTATGATCTTACAGTCCACGAAGAAAGATATAATGTATTAACATTTGTAGGTGGAAATTGTGGGTTAATGTATGCCCGTTAAATATAATTAAACAATTAAAATTATTTGATTAATTATATGTTTTATCTTAACATACTATTTCCTATACCAGAAATACCTCTTTTTAAATCACCGTGTTTATATTTCGTTTCTTCACTTTCCTTATAATTATTATTTATTTTTGGAGTTTTTGTATTATGTAGTTTACATTGTAGACCTTTATATGGACTCGCTGACCAAGCTAAATTAGCTGAATACACACCACAATCAGTAAACATTCCTGTAGCTGTTTTTCTACAAGGATAGTCCACAGTAAATTTATAGTCATTTGGATGACCAAATTCTGTAGTTGGTAGTATATAATTTCCATTTTCAGCGGTTGGATAATCTCCTAACATATCTTGATAATTTCCATTTTTCTGAATTAGCGGAGATGGGTTAGATGGTTTTAGATTATTGATTTGTTTTTCAGTATAACCATTACTTACAACTGTGTTTTGTGTTTCCTTCCAATATTTTGGGTCTATTGTTCCAATTGGATTAGAACCAGGCGGTTGAATTATATTTTGAACATCTTGAGGAGTAAATCCTTCTTTGTTTCCAAAGAAAATACTTTTTTGGAAATCATATTCTTGATAGATAAAATAAATAAATATTAGAAATACAAAAAAGATGAATATTTTTTCGTCCATATAATTATCTATATATTATATCCTTAACAAAATAATGAGTTTACTTGTTGTGAAACACGCATAAAAGTTGTTCGTTTTGACATTTGTTTAATTGTTAGAGCATTAATATAAGCACATGTGCTTCTAAGACCCCCTAAATAGTCAAGAATTATTTAATTTATTTTTTACTTTTTCTTTTTTTAGTTTTGGAACTTCGTTTGCTTGTTTTTTTAGTTTTTTTACTAATTAATTTATCCACATATCTGGATTTACAATGTTCATATAAATTTTTGTCTGTAATATATTTTTCAATACCAGGTGTAGTAAATTTTTGAATATTTTTAAGAGATGAATAATAAACATCTAACTCTTCGCGAACACGATTTCCAGCAGCAGCCTTGTATGCTTCTGGAACTAAATGTTTAGGTAGAAACATAATTCTATCCATAATTAATTTTTTCAATCCTGTAAATTTAGCTTCATTTTTATTGGATGTTATATAATTTTGAATATCCTTAGTAGATATTTTATGAGATTTAAAATACTGTTTAAATTGTTGAGGATATTCACCATTAGCACTTTTTAATAACTCGCTTAGATTTATACTTTTATTAACATAATCTTCGGATTGATTAACACCTATTAATTCAGCTGAAAATATATCAAAGACTATTGAATTTACAGAGAATAATAACTTTAATGTTTCTTGCCAATATCCTTTAAGACGTTGTATAATATTTTCAATACTACCAGATATATAAACATATTGTCTTTGTTTTTCAGAAAAATATTTTAAACTTTCTAAGGTTGTTCTAGATTCCTTATATTTTTTTCCATATTTAATTTCAGAATCATTGACTATAAATTTAACATTAGAAGGAACATTATAATTTTTATTAATAAATTCTACTAAATTTCTCAACATATGTAATCTATCATCTTCTTCGACACATCTTACCCAAGGTTTATTATAGTATTTATTGGTAGGAACAAAATGGTATTCTATATTATATTTATTATCAAATTTAGAGGATAAATAAGTAGCCATATTAAAGGCTAATTTACCTACTGCTCGAGTAGGTGGTGAGAAAACACCTCCATCCCATATATATAATGTTTTTGATTTATTAGACATATTCTTATATTATACGAATAAATTATTATAATTATATTTATTAAATATATATAATGAGTTCTACCGAAACAGAAAATACAGAAAATACAGAAAATACAGAAAATACAGAAAAAAAAGCTTCAAAAAAAAATGAATGGGGATCATTTGCTGGAAAAGTATTTCAGGCATTTATACACATTTTAATAATAGGATTATTAGGAGCAAATTTTGTTTATTTTACTAGAATAAATTTAGATTTATTCTTTCCAAGTGAACCAACCCAAAGACCATATGTTAATGAGTCTAGTAAAAAGGCCCCTGAGAAAAAGAACACTGGTAGTTGTGGTGCTCCAATTGATTTTACACAAAGTAAATTATTTGAAAATAAATATTTTAGTGGTATGTTTAAATATGGTTTTCCTTACTCTATGGAAAGTAAAGAGGATACATTTGGAGGAATAGTATCTAATTGGTTTGTAAATAAGGTTAAATATTCATATGTTTGGTTAAGACAAGTAATTAAAGTTATTATAGAATTTACAGGCTCAACATGTGCTATGAGTCCTGATTCTATGAAGTCAATAGTTCCATTCATAGTAGGTCCAATAGCGATAGGACTTATTATGTTTATAGTTTCTATGTGGTGGATACCAACATTGGTAAGCATTTTCTGGAATGAAAATCAAGATTGGGGTATGTTTATATCAATAATGGGACTATTCTTTGGATGGACATGGTTCCTTCCAATTACATTATCATTTATTCAAATGATAGGCGTTATGTTTAGTTTTATATTATTACCACCAATGTTAAATGGAAAGAAAATTATGGAAATAATGGGTGAAAAGTTCAATAGTTATTACCTAACCGTATTATTTTTGATATTAGTAATAGTAGCAGCTTTTACAAAATTAAATCCTATTATAGCAATTGTTATGTCACTCGTGTTTGCCAAACATCTAATACCACCTGGTATGAATCCATTTGAAAAAAAAGCAGCGACATCGACAGCGGCAGCCAAATAAAGAAATAATTATATAAATGTAACTAATATAATATAAATAGTATTTTAAATATATTATATTAATGGGTAAGAATAATAAAAAGAACAATAAAAAGAAGAACAATAACAATAAAAATAATAACAATAATAATACCTCTAACAATCAAAATATCACAGTTAATACGGATAAATATCCATTTGTAAGTGTTTGTACTCCAACTTTTAATCGTCGTCCATTTATCGAAGGAATGTTAAAATGTTTTAATCATCAAGATTATCCAAAAGATCGTATGGAATGGATTATTATAGATGACGGAACTGATAAAATTGAAGAATTAGTTATTAATCATCCAAATGTTAAATATTTTAAATATGATACAAAAATGAAACTAGGAAGAAAAAGAAATTTGTTACATGAAAAGAGTAAGGGAGATATCATTGTATATATGGATGATGATGACTACTACCCTCCACAACGTGTAAGTCATGCGGTTGAAAAACTTCAGGAACATCCTGAAGCATTATGTGCTGGTTCAAGTGAGATATATATATATTTTAAGCATATTCAAAAAATGTATCAATTTGGACCTTATGGACCCAATCATGCTACTGCTGGAACATTTGCCTTTAAAAGAAAGTTGATTGAAAATAGATATGATGACGAAGCTTGTTTGGCCGAAGAAAAATCATTTTTAAAGGATTATACGGTTCCTTTTGTTCAACTAGACCCCAAAAAAGTAATTTTGGTATTTTCACATGAGCATAATACATTTGATAAGCGAAAATTATTAGAGAATCCTCACCCAAATTTTGTTAAAGAATCGACTAAAACAGTAGATGAATTTGTTAAAGAAAAAGAACTAAAAGAATTTTATATGAATGTAGATTCATTACTTCAATACTATAGTCCAGGTAAACCGATTATGAAACCGGATGTATTAGAACAAATGGTTAAAATTGAAGAAACTAGAAGAAAACATGCTGAACAAATGGCACAGAATAATGGAAATGGTGGACAGATATTGATTCAACAAGATGGTAAAGACCCAATTGCTTTGAACAATAATCAGATTGTTGATTTGATGAAACAACAACAAGGACAATTACAACAACAAGGGGGGCAATTACAACAAATTAAACAAGCATATGAACAACTTGCTAGAGAGAATATGGATCTTAAAAAACAGTTACAAGATCAAATGGATAATATTACACAATTACAAAAATTAAATACGCAATTAATTTTAAGGAATGTAAATGGTGAATCATCTTAAATTATTATTAACATTATATATTAATAATAATCATAATCATAGCTTCCTACATAGGATGATAAATTATATTTCTTCATGTATAGGTGACTCGATTTTGTTATCGATTGTAACTGGATCATCAATACAAAATTCATTACAACATTCACCACAACAAACTAATGCTAACACAGCAATAACAACAAGAACTATTAAAATAATTACGACCAACATCATTATTATTATACGGATAATGTCTTTACTTTATTTTTACCAATTTATATATTAGTTGATATATCAATATCTGAATCTATACCATCATCAATTTCAATATCATAATTTTTATCAAGATATCTATATATACGATTAATATCTAATTTATTAATATCATAATTTTCAAAAAGTTCATATATTTCTTCTTCGCTTTTTTCATCTCGTAAATTAAGAAAAAAAGCAAATAAATCTTTTTGATCCATTGATAATGTAAAACACAGATTTTGAATGAATAAATAATTATTATATTCTGTGCTATATTTGGTTAACACTTTGGTAAATCTAACCTCTGTTGGATTAAATTTGGGCTTCTTTGTAAATGTATCATGATAAATTTTATTATTGTAAAATGTTTTAATCATCGAACTCATTTCGTTAAATTGCCAAATTTGTTTCTGGAATGTAATTCTATCAATATAATCGGAAAAACATATATTTTCAAGAATGTTATTGTAGAAAGGAAACGATTCTTTAATGGGAACTTTTCCTAAAACATCTACTATATTTTCATGCCATAAAAGTCCTACTATTGTTCTATCAGTTTCATTCATAATGTTATTATGACTGTTAATATCAAAATGGTTATTTATTAATTTTTGAGTAATTTTTTTACTATCTTCATTATAAGTTTTTGGTTGAAAAATATTCTGAATGATTTCATTTTTCAATAGAACATGTTGTTTATCATAAATATTTAAAATCGATTTTAACTTTCTTAAATCACCTTGAATGTAATTTAATAAATTCTTCTTAAGAACATTATCAATACTGGGAATTAATTGATTCAAAAGTATTTCACTTTCTTTATTACTAGGATTTTTAATCTCATAACTATTACACACCTTCATCAACTCCTTAATTTTTTTATCAATATGATAATTACCTATACAAATTATAGGATTTAATGTAATTTCTTCCAATTTTTGTTTCTTAGTTTTTTTAGGTCGAATCAGTTTTATTAATTGATTTATACCTCCTTTATCTCCATTGTTCATACCATCAATTTCATCCATTATAATAGCAATTTTCTTAACTTTTTTTTGTAACATAGATAATACATTTTTGTCAGACATATTGTGTTTTGTTATTGTATCAATAATGGACTTGTTTCTAATATCACCCGCATCGTATTTAATTATATCGTAATTCAAATCTGTTAATACCTTTTCTATAAAAGTTGTTTTACCACTACCTGGATTACCATAAATATAAATTCCTCTTTTGGTTGTAAGATCTTTTTTATTTTCCTCAAAATTCTTAAAAAATAATTTAATATCATCAACTAATTTATTTCTGTTTAATACCTCATTTAAATTAATTAGTTCCATATTATATTTT